CGATGCAGTGAAGACCATGCAGACGATGCTGATTGCCTGTGGCTATTCCTGCGGCAGCACAGGAGCTGATGGTGATTTCGGTGAGAATACGCTTGCCGGTTTAATCGCTTTCCAGAGTGCTCACGGTCTGGCAGCTGATGGTGTGTATGGGGATGAAACGAAGACGGCTCTGGAGAAAGCTTATGCAGCCATTCAGCAGACCACGACTCCAACCACATCCGCAACTGATGAAGAGAAGCTCATCTGGGATACCCTCATGTCTGCTATTGGCAATGCCTACGGAGTAGCCGGGCTGATGGGGAACCTCAAAGCGGAGAGCAATCTTCACGCGAACAATCTCCAGAACAATGGCAACACCAAGCTCGGTATGACGGATGAGGAATTCACGGCAGCATTTGACAGCGGCACTTATTCTGCCGACACTTTCATCCACGACGGCTACGGTTATGGGCTTGCCCAGTGGACATACTATAGCCGGAAAGAATCACTCGCGAGTTACGCGAAGACGGCAGGAAAGAGCATCGGCGACCTGACCATGCAGCTTGGTTTCTTGCTCCAGGAGATCAAGGGCTATACGTCGGTATGGAATACACTGGTATCTGCAACTTCCGTCCGGGAAGCCTCCGATGCCGTGCTGCTGAAGTTCGAGCGTCCTGCGGATAAGAGTGAGACGGTTCAGGTGAAGCGTGCCAGGTATGGTCAGACATACTACGACAAGTACACCAGCGAAGGTACCAGCCAGGACACCAGTCAGGACGAGATTGTGCAGATGTCCGCTACCCATGCGAAGTATATCCTTTCGACCGGAACCCATTATATCTCCAACAGTGGTTCCGATGAGAACGGCGCTTACTCGGGTGGTCAGGCTGGTGATCAGTCCGGGAAAGAATGGCGGATGCGGGACTGGTACAGCCGTCCCTGGACCTGTGTGCTGCGATATCCGGATCAGAAGGTTGCGCTGAAGCTTGCTCAACTTGCCATCGACGCTGCACTCAATGATCATATCGGATACGACCAGAGCCAGAATAGAACGTATCTGGCACAATTGAAAACTGTGGGATGGGAGCCGTCCAAGATCACCGTGAATTGTGAAGCGGACTGTTCGGCGGGTGTGTGCGCCAATGTCACGGCGGCAGGGTATCTGCTCGGCATTAAGGCGCTCCAGAATCATACCGGCACTTATACCGGGAATATGCGCTCGGCGCTGACCAAGGCGGGATTCCAGCTTCTGACCGATTCCAAGTATCTGACCAGCGGGGATTATCTGCTGCCCGGAGACATTCTCCTGAATGACGGTCACCATACTGCAACGAATGTGACGGTTAGTAAGAAGGTGAAGAATCAGTGGAAGCCTACGTCAACAACTCCCGTAACGCCTGCACCGGCGGCCACGAAATATTACCGTGTCCGTAAGAGCTGGGCAGAGAAGACAAGCCAGATCGGAGCTTTCACGGTATTCCAGAATGCCAAGAACTGTGTAGATGCCAACCCTGGTTATGCTGCCTTTGATGATAACGGCAATCAGGTATATCCCGCTGTGACGCAGACCTTCACTCCGTATCTGGTGAAGGTCAGCATCTCAGATCTGAACTACCGCAAAGGCCCGTCCACTTCCTATGCATCCTACGGCTACATCGAGCCCGGTGTCTATACCATCGTGGATGAGCAGGACGGCTGGGGCCTGCTGAAAGCTTATGCCAATCAGCGAAATGGCTGGATCAGCCTTGCATATGCAAAGAAACTTTGACCTTCTGAGGGGGAGCATAACCGCTCCCTCTCGCTTTTTTTACATCGAAAATTCCGGGTCATACTGAACCAATTCTGTGCTCATAATCGCCGGAAAATTCGTTCAAAAAGACCTGCTTATTATAAGTAGAAATATCGAAAATTGACTTGCTTTCTGAGGGCAAAAGAGTGATTAATACACTACCTCAAGAGAGGAAAACGGGTGCGTAGGCACTCGGAAGGGAGGACCAGAATGGATAAGATAAAGACTGCAGCCTACTGTCGTGTCAGCACGGATAAAGAGGAACAGGATGGCTCCTACGAACTCCAGAAGCAGTACTTCACCGACCTGATTAACGCCAATTCCAACATGGAGCTGGTGGGCATCTACGGCGACAAGGGCAAGAGCGGGCTGCATGCAGATAAACGGCCTGGACTGCAGAAACTATTGCAGGATAGCAGGGAAGGAAAGATCAACCTGATCCTCACAAAGTCCATATCGCGCTTTGCCCGGAACATGGCAGAATGTGCGGAAATGATACGGGAACTGCGAAGCCTGGGGGTCAACATCATTTTTGAGGAACAGAACCTCAACTCGCAGGATACCAAATGCGACCTGGTTCTGAACATTTTCGCTGCCATCGCGGAGGAGGAAAGCCATAGCATCAGCCAGCATTCCTTGCAGGCCCATGAACAGCATACGATGGAAGGCAGGCCTTTTGGTAAGATTTCCTTCGGCTACAAGAACGGCGGGGACAATCAATGGATCATTAACGAAGAGGAAGCTCCGCTGGTGAGGAAAGCGTTTCAGATGGCAGCAGAGGGAAAGAATTACGAGATGATCCGAAACACGCTAAAGGAAATGGATGGCGATCCTTGGCGGCAGAGCCGGGTAAGACGCCTTCTGACGAATGTGGTTTACAAAGGCGATTATCATTCCCATGCTACGGTATGCCTTGTGCCCGGCAAGCAGGTCAGGAACAATGGCGTCCGGGATCGGTTTTACATTACGGATCACCATGAACCGATTGTGAGCCCTGAATTGTTCGATTGGGTGCAGATGGTCATCAAACGGGAAATCCTGTATTCCCATAAGCGCCTGAACAAAGAGGATACGGAATTTCTGAAGGGAGGAGCGCATTTTGCCGAAAACAGTAACGAGAATTGAGCAGCCGAAAGCTGCATACAGAAAGCGGGTCGCAGCCTACTGCCGTGTGAGCACCGACCATGAAGCACAGCTGGATAGTCTGGAAAACCAGATGGAGACATTCCGTTTCCGGGCGGCGCAGCGAGGCGATTGGGATCTGGTGAACATTTACGCCGATGAAGGCCTGAGTGGAACCTCGCTAAAGGGCAGAGTCCAGTTCCAGCAGATGATCGAGGATTGCAAAGCCGGAAAAATCGACTACATCATTACCAAGAGCATAAGTCGATTCGCCAGGAACACAGTCGATACCCTTCAGACGGTACGGGAACTGCAAGGATACGGTGTACAGGTTTATTTCGAGAAGGAAGGAATTGACACAGCGGATTCCCTTTCCGAGATGGTCCTGACCATCATGGCATCCTTCGCGCAGGAGGAGAGCCGGAGCATTTCCGAGAATGTAAAGTGGGGCATCCGGAAACGCTTTGAAGCTGGAAATGAGGTCAAGGTTCCGCTTTACGGCTTCTACCATTCGAAGGATGAACTGTTCCTGATCCAGGAGGATGAGGCCGCCATTGTTCGGGAAGTCTTTGAGCGCTTTGTCCATGGGGAAGCTCCTGCGGTTATCATGGACGACATGATCGCAAGGGGCGTGAAGCCTCCGGCAGGAAAATGCTGGAAACGGCTGCAGATCGATCGGATGATCAAGAACGAAAAGTATGCCGGAGATGTGGTCCTGCAGAAGACCTACATCGAAAATCACCTCACCCACAAGCAAATCCGGAATCATGGTGACCTTCCGAAGTTCCGAGTGGAGAACGCACATGAGGCTATCGTCGATCGGCACATCTTTGAGCAGGCACAGAAGATCATGGCGATGCGGAATGTGGCAGTCGGAAACAGCACTTATCCTTACGGTGAAATGCTCAGATGTCCGCACTGCGGGAAGCCGCTGGTGCATGGAAGCCTGAACAACTTTTACTACGATGGTGAGAAGATCCAGAACGGCGGCTGGGGCTGCTACAGTGAAGGCGGGTGCGGGGATTACCTGATTATACAGAACGTGCTGGATGAGGCAATGATCAAAGCCTACGAAGAAAAGTACGGCGAGAAGAAAGAGACGGTGGAATTCTACTGGCTGGATGATACAGTCGAAGAAATCCAGCTAAGTGAAGATCGAGTCACCATTAAATGGCGGGACGGGGAGACAAGCGTTGTGGAGATGGATTTCTCTGAAAAACGCTACAGCCCATCCCGCTATTCTGTTTTCTACAACGATTACCTGGACCGGATCAGATGCGGCGAAAAGAAAAATAAGTACAAGTTCCTGATGGGACTTACACCGGCAGCGGTGCAGGCAGGATAAAGGAGGGCCATTATGCAGATAACCAGGATCCCCGCTCAGCGGGAGAATAAGAAAACAAGGATCGCAGTGTACTGCCGAGTCAGTACAAAGATGGAAGAGCAGGAAGACAGTCTGGAAACGCAGCAGGCTGCATATACCGATCTCATCAGTATGCGTTCGGACTGGGAGCTTGTGGGGATCTACTCAGACAGCCTTTCCGGACTAAGCGCGGAGAAGCGTCCGGAGTTTATGCGAATGGTCAATGAGGCTCTGGAAGGAAAAATCGACCGGATCCTCTGCAAGAGCGTTTCCCGGTTCTCCCGGAACGTTGCTGAATGCAAAAAGTATACAGATATGCTGAAGCTCAAGAATGTGATCGTCGAGTTTGAGAAGGAGCACATCAGCACGGCGGATACCACCAGCGCCTTCCTCTTTTCCCTCATGTCCGCCATCGCGGAAAACGAAAGCCGGAGCATATCTGAGAATATCCGCTGGGGGTACCGTGAACGATTCAAGCGGGGCGAGTACAACCTTGGCAACAACAGGATCCTTGGATATGATTGCGTGGACGGGAAGCTGGTGCCAAACCAGGATGCAGACACAATCCGGCTCATCTACACCATGTTCCTGCAAGGAAGCAATGTAGAGGAGATTATCAGAAAGCTGACTGGAATGGGAGTCATGACCCGGAATGATACTCCGCTTGGCCGAAACGGTATCCTTTACATTTTGAGAAATGAGGCTTATAAGGGGGATAAACAGCTTCAGAAGCGACCTCCGAAGAATTTCATCACCAAGAAGCCTGATCCGACGATCCCCTTTGAAAGCAAGTATCTGGAAAATGATCATGAAGCAATTGTTAGCCGCAGCGTATGGGATGCAGTCCAACGGAAACTGGAAGAGAATAAAGCAATTGAAGAAGTGGTTGGTCACAGAGGTGGTCAGCCACATTTTTTATATGGAAAAGTCTTCTGCGGTGAGTGCGGAGCTCCGATGACCAGAAGGACTGTCAATGGCCCCGGAGGAGGGAAGATCAAAACTTGGATCTGCCGGGAGAAGAGGAAAGGGAGCGGCTGCAAGTGCCGGAATGTGAAGGAAGAGGAGCTGCTGAAGCATGGAGACGCGGCGCGGATCGTAGTTAAGGGTGTAGGCCTTGAGGTTATGTGATTGCCCACCTGCTTTGTTTTCGGACTGGGGATGATGAGTTCTCCTTGACGAAAGCAGAGCGGGTGGGCTATTTTTTACGCTCTGTTCACAACATTGATATTGACTTAAGACAGAAAATAAGTTACAATACAGCCGAGAGTTAAGAAAGGAGGATGATGCAGTGGAGTATTTGAATCAGGTGTTAGGGATCCGCGTCGTGTATAAGGATGATGCAATAGTCTCGATGCCCAATTTTATCCATGCACGCTATAGATTACAGCGGGTTACTTTAGATGGACAAGCTGTGATATTCGTTTATCCGAAAGAAGAACTGGAAGCTGTAAGCTCTGTAAAAAAACATCTGGATAGGATCGTAAACACTGCGAAAACTCCGGCCGTCCTGATTCCAGCACATCTGACATATCGCCAGAAGGAATATCTCCTTCGGGATCATATTCCCTTTATTGTAGAAGGCAAGCAGATATACCTTCCTTTTATGGCTGTTTATCTACAGGAGCGTGGTGATGGTGAGAAGCAGGATATTACAACCATGCTTCCATCGGCGCAGCTGCTTTTGCTTTTCTATATTTACCATGGGTGCGGAGAACTGCTAACCAGTGAAGCATCACAAAAACTAGGTTTTACAGCGACATCGATTTCAAGGGCGTCGAGACAATTGGAAGAGATGGGGCTTATCAGAACTGAAAAACGAGGTGTCCAGAAGGTCATTTATTCGGATAAGACACCGGAAGAAGTGTTTTCAGCTGCAAAAGAGAACCTGAGCAATCCGGTAAAGAGGACGATATATGTCTCCAAAGCAAATATTGAAACGGACCTGCTGCTGAGTGGGTATTCTGCATTGTCCGAGTATTCGATGATCAATCCACCGACGGTAGAATGCTTTGCTGCAGGCAGTGTTGCTGCATGGGAAAAAGAAGCATCAAACAAACTGCAAAGTACAGATGATCAGTGTGCAGTAGAATTATGGAGATATGACCCTCGAAAACTGTCCGGCGGGAATTGTGTGGATAAGCTTTCTCTGGCACTGGCATTAAGCGCAGATAAAGATGAGCGCATAGAGGAAGCTGTCGAAGAGATGCTGACAAGGGTGTGGGAGGAGCTCAATGGTAAGAGGAATTGACAGCTTCAGAGAGTGGTTCAGAGACTATGAAGACCAATATGCGATTATCGGTGGCACGGCCTGTGATCTTCTGATGACCGATGGCGGCCTGGATTTTAGGGCTACAAAAGACATTGACCTTGTGTTAATTGTCGAAGCTGTGGATTCGGGATTCGCAAATCGTTTCTGGGAGTACGTGGTAGCCGGAGGATATGAACATCGAAATAAAAGTACTGGTGAAGCCCAGTTTTACAGATTCACTAATCCACAGTCACGGGAGTACCCTGTGATGATTGAGCTTTTTACAAGAAAGCCGGATGCAGTTTCTCTACCTGAGAATGCTGTGTTAACCCCACTGCCGATTGATGAAGAAATCTCAAGCCTTTCCGCCATCCTTCTGAATGACGATTACTATGAATTTTTGAAGCAGGGAAGGATCCGCATTTCAGATGTCACAATTTTGGATGCACCATATTTGATTCCTTTCAAAGCCAAGGCATGGATTGACCTGTCTGATAGGAAGGCGGCAGGAGAATCGGTAGATAGCAAGAATATCCGTAAACACAAGAACGACGTTTTTCGTTTGACGGAGTTACTTGATCAAAACCAGGAGCATCTGGAAAATGTGCCGGTAAGCGTGAGAAATGACATGCGGACATTCATTGAGCGGGTTACACAAGAAGATGTTGACCTGAAGCAGCTTGGAATTCGAGGAAAAACCAAGGAATCTATTCTGGCTCAATTGATGGGTATTTATGGGTAAAGCGTGTAAACCATCTCCATCGACTATCTTTTTCACGCCACGCTGAAAAATAAGAACTGGGGCAAAGAAGATGCGAGTTGGAACTCGGATCAACAACTTCCTGGAAAAAGCGATGAAAAAGGCGATGAAAAAAGGCGATGAAATAGATGACCGGATAGAGAAGGTATTGATAGCAATCGCCAATGACCCAAAGACTACTGTAAACGAGTTAACTGTGGCAACAGGAACATCTCGTAAACAAATAGAAATTGCCCTGAAACGTCTTAAAGATGCAGGAAAAATTCACCGTGAAGGTTCTGCACGTAACGGTAAATGGATAATTGATTAATATACAGCCCACTTACTTCCTTTTCCGCTTGGAAATTATCTCCCAACCTGAAAACGAAGTGAGTGGGCTCCTTTTGTCTTCTTCTGACAAAAAAATCTCTACCCGCTTGCTATGCGCAAAACTCTGGTTTACCCTGTACAACAAGGCGGCCGAACACACATAGCTGCCAAAAATCATAGGAGGCGCTCACATGAAGAACATAGAAGACTACGGATTTGACCGTTCCGATCTGGTCATCGCCACAGCCGTGAACTCATATCTGAAGAAGTTGACGCCGGAGGCGCGAGAGGAAACGCTGGCTGGAATAATCCGACAGGACGGCGCAATGACGAGATTCAATGGGGAGAGGGCGGCGGCCCTGATTGAGAACGCCAAAGCCGCTGCGATGATAGGTTCAGAGGGTTGGAAAGATGGCGGTGACCCGCTTATGATAAAGACGCTGGCATTCATCCGGGAGCAGCTTCCCGCTGTGGATGGGAAAAAGTATGTGAAGCATGTGCCGGAGAAGTTCCTGAGATTTATAGCGGACTGCGCGGCGGAGGAGTAATCAAAAGAAGAGAATTTGAACTGCCCGTGTAGAGGACAGAAGCACCCAAGAATGTGTTCATGGATGCCGCTGCCACCTACGCGGGCAGTTTTCTTATTTCTTAGACGCCGTGCTCTACCAGGGTGGCCTTAAGAAACTTGACCGTCTTGGTAAGGATGGCTTTTTCGTCGTTGTTGCAGTCGAGCAGCAGATCATGAATTTCTGTGCCGACCGGGGAACTGGAATGCTTCAGATTGTCCGTAAGGAGATCGTCAGCGGAAACATCCAGGTCGTTGGCGATCATGACCAGCATTTC